CACAACTGTTTAACTTGTCTAAAGCCACAGAAAAAGAAGTAGAAATTATTTTCTGCAATTTTAAAAGTGGCAAGTACGAATTGAACGACCATGTTAGCGAAGACTTTGCAAGGTATTTCTTAAATAAAGGCTGTAAGGACGGTGAGAATATTACTGAATTGGTAAAAGAAAAATTGCATGGAAGAATTTAAAGCATATTTGACGAATAACTTAATGTCGTTTACGCAAGTTTCTGACTACGTTGTAGAAATTGGTGGAAAGACATTTGAGTTGTACCAACCTGCCTACGATGGTGCATTGTTTGACGACGACTTTAACTTTGTTGGAGTGCCTATGCACGAACGGGGCGACGATATTACAACGGAGTGCGACTTCTATGCTTATAAATTTGGGGGCGTATATTATATGCTTGAAAAGGGGGAGGAAAATGCTGTTAAGTTAACCCGTCTGAAATATGTGGGAAAAGCGCAACAGGAAATTCCAACCCCTGTCTTTTTGGGTGTGCATGGGCAGTATGAAATGATGAGTGGGACGGGTACATATAGTGAATGGTGCAAGAAAGCCAAATTTTTAGGCGTGCATACATTGGGTATATGTGAACGGAACAGTTTGGCAGGTGCGTTGAAATTTCAAACAGAATGCAAGGCAAACGGCTTGAAAAGTGTTATTGGAATGGAGTGCACCGTGTATGATATTCCAAACGATTATCGTTTTACTGTTAAAGTGTATGCGATGAATGAAAATGGTTGGCGTGACTTGCTGACTATAAATAAGTTCATTAATTGTGATAACCCCAAATATATAAGTCTGGAGGACTTTAGGGCGATAACCCTGCATAATGATAACCTGATGTTGTTTATAGACCCAAAGACTTTGGACTACGACAAACTAGCGGGATTGAAATTAGATGTTGGGGTATATCAATTAGACCCCTGTGAATATGTAGACGACAGCCGTGATGAATGGTACTTAAAGAACTTGAAAAAGTTTTTTAAAGACAGAAACTTGATGCCCGTGCCAATGGGTGACGCATGGTATTTGGATGAGGAGTATTGTTGCATTCGCCCTCGGTTACATAGTATTGGCGGTACAACCGCTTATGAAAGTGAGAACCAATACTTTAAATCCAACGACCAACTTTTCTTGGAGTTGGCAGCTATGTTTCCAAATACTGATGAGGGGTTTGAGGATGCCTATCAACGTTTCACAGACGCAGCTAGTTTACTAGAAGACATTGCATTGGGAATTGATTTTACAGTTAATGTGAAACAGCGACATCTACCACATTATAAGATGACCTCTGATGAGGCAAAAGTGTATGATACTAATGAAGACCTCTTTTGGGCTCTTATTGCCGAGGGACTTGATAAGCATCCTGACTTACTTGCAACATGGGGCGAAGATGTAATTATGGAGCGCATAGACCGTGAAGTGGGGGTTATAAAGCTAGGCGAGGCAATTGATTACTTCTTAATTACATGGGATATCATTAATTGGTGTCACCGTAATGGAATAATGACAGGAATAAGTCGTGGTTCAGCGGGTGGATGCTTGGTGTCGTATCTATTGGGAATTACCAAACTTGACCCAATGCGTTATGACTTACTTTTTGAGCGTTTCTTGAACGCAGGGCGTGTTAAAGTTTCGCTTCCTGATATTGACTGTGATTATCCTGGAGAAGACCGACCCCGTGTAAAGAAGTACATGGAAGAACGCTACGGATGGCAACAGGTTTGTTCAGTAGGAACTTATAGTGCGTTACAACTACGGGCAGCGATTAAGGACATGGCACGAGTGTACGGACTTAACTTTCAGGAAATGAACGACATGATGAAAGCGTTTGACGTTAAGGACCGTAAACCTGAAGACCTGTTTAAAATTGCGTGTGCCAACAGTCGTGTCAAAGATTTCGTAAAAACGTATCCAGATTTAATTAACGAAGTAATGTTGATTATGCCTGCACCTAAGGCACAAAGTATCCATGCGTGTGCGATGATGGTTTTCCCAGATGAGCACGATATGTTCAGGTGGGTTCCTATTCGTAAACAGGGTGACGATTATGTGACAGAATGGGAAGGCGGTGAAATGGATGCAGCCGGATTTTTGAAAGAGGACGTTTTGGGAGTAGCCCAATTTGATAAATTTCAAGACATGGTACGCCTCATCAAAGAGCACGAAAATGTGGATTTGGATATATTTAGTGTACCGCTTGATGACAAAGAGGTTTACAGGTTTTTCCAGAACGGGTGGAATGAAGATAATTTTCACTTCGGTAGCCGTGGATTAACGGGTTATTGCCGTCAGATGAAACCTGAAAATATTGAAGACCTGATTGCCGCTATTTCGTTGTATCGTCCGGGAGCAATGGAAAACAACTTCCATAATGAGTACGTGTTGCGTAAAGAGGGCAAAAAGACGGTGGAGTATTTTACAGGCACACAAGATATTCTTAAGAACACGTATGGAGTATTTGCCTATCAGGAGCAAATTATGCAACTTTGTCGGGAGCTAGGCGGGTTGTCTTTGGTAGAAGCTGATGACGTGCGTAAAGCAATGGTAAAGAAGAAGTACGAGGCACTGCAACAGTACAAAGAACGGTTTATTCCGTATTACCGTGATACCTATCATGTAACACAGGAATACAGTGAAAATGTGTGGGATGCTATTGATAAGGCTAGTACTTATCTTTTCAATCGTAGCCATGCCGCAGCGTATGCAATAACAGGTTATATTTCTCAATGGATTAAAGTACATTATCCAATAGAATACTGGAGTGTGGCGTTTAAATATGCACAGGACTTTGATTATTCTCGTTATATTGCGGAAATCAATAAGACTGGGATGTGTACGGTTCGGCAGGTGGACATAAACATATCCAGCACGGATGTAGTTATCAACTTTACGGAAAAGGCTCTATATTGGGCTATAACCGGAGTTAAGCAGGTTGCCGAAAAAGCGGCTACGCAAATATTAAAAGAGCGTGACGAAAATGGACAGTACTTTTCACTAAGCGATTTTATTAGTCGCCATAAATGGAAAGGCTCGGCAGTAAATAGCCGTGTAATTAGAAACCTTATATTGGCAGGTGCATTTGACAAACTTGAAGGAGTTACCAAAGCTAAGGACAGAATTGACCTGTTAGTGGAATATTTGGGCAAAGCGAGTGTAGCCGTACTGGAAGATGATATTGTATTAACAGGGGCTGACCGCCATGCGAATGATGAATGGTGGTGGGCGTTATTACAAAAGAAAGTATCGGGTTTTGCGTTCTTTAATTACGAGAGCATTTATAAACGGTTTGTCGGTGAGTTCCCAGAGGAATATGAATACGCAACGTTTGAGGAGTGTTTAGACACGGAACATCTTGCTCACAATGGTTATGTCGTGGTAGCGGGTTATATTGCTGAAATGGAGATTAAAAAGACCAAAAAAGGCGAAATGATGGCACGCTTAACACTTGAGGCTAACTACGAATTTTTGGAAGTAATGATATTCCAGCAAGAATATCAGCAGCTTTCCGACTTATTGGTGGCAGGGCGTGCGAACCTGATATTAATTAATGGAGTTGTTTCTTATGACAAGCGCAAAGAAAGTAATATTCTACGGGCTAATTATGAAACCAACATTGTCACTTTGACGTTATAATAAAATTGAAATTATGAAAATTCTTGTTCATTTTAGTGGGGTTCCGGTGGAACTTGAAACAAACGGTTTTTCTGGACGCATAGATATAGACCAATTAACGTCTATTGATTATGGCAATTTGTACGGTGAAGCCGTGACAGTTAGTGCTCTTCTAAATAAGGTTGGTTTGCTACGTGCCGAGGCAGAGCAGGCATTAGCCGAGAAGAAGTTGGAAAGGGACGTGTGCGAGGCTGATACGAAGCGTAAATGGCGGCAGCAAGCCAACGCCAACCAAGGAAAGTTCTGTTTTGAGGGTGAGTGGATAAAGCTGTCAGAAAAGGCATTGGATGAGGCGTTGTTACTTGATGATGCTTATCAGGGATTGTGCTGTGAGTATATTGAGGCACAAAAGAACTTTAATGTCCTTGACGCTTTGCAATGGGCGGTACAAGATAAGTCTAAGAAACTTAATAATCTGTTAAAACCCGTGACACCTACTGAGTTGCTCGAGGAGTTGGTGGAGAGTAACGTAAATAGTTTTGTGATAACTAAAAAAGGATACTAATATGGCAACAACATCAACAATTTTTGACGGGTTTATTAAACTAGTAGATAACATTTACATGAAGCCCTGTGAGGCTCACCCATCTGCATACGATTTGTATGTACACAAACCGAGTACAAGTGCTAGACACCCCGAGGGTAAAATGGACGACGTGGCATTTGGTTTGTCATTGGAGCTAGCTATTTCGTGGGCATGTCATAAGGCAGCGGGTGAGCGTGAAGTTAAAGACTTGCAGGGATTGTTGAAGGAACTGCATAAAGTAAACCAAGAAATTAGAGAAAACGTACTAAGTTTTATTAACGATTAATTTATAGAAAAATTATGGCAGGATTTGACCGCAGCAAGTGGAAAGCTGCACCTCTAACAACAGTTAACGCAACAGTTAACGAAACAAAGAAGTTTGACACCTATTTTGAGAGCGGAAATAACGAATACGCTCGGTTCTGGACAAACCGTGACGGCATTACAGTAAAACGTGTGTTGCCCGCACATGAACCAGGAGATAGCCCGTATGTACCTATGCTGACAGCCATGCTGAAAATTGAAGTGGACGATAAGGACAGCAATGGCACAGTGATTGGGAAGAAAGTCGCTAACAAGAAAATTTTTATTGGTACTTTGCACGGTGGTTATCCGTACGATATCATTGAGGAGTACATTAAACGGGTGTACGAAAAGGCTGATGCTTATCAGGGCGATGAGCGTGACCGTTACTTGAACCCTGTTAAAGGTTACAGAATGGGCGGTAAGAACGGTACATGGGTTCCTGGAATTAGACCTCAACTAGAGTATGTATTCTATGCTCTCATTGAGGGTAAAATTTACCGTGACAGTTTAAAGCCGAAGCAAATGGAAGCCTTGAACAAGGAAAGTGCCGACCTTTGTGCCCAAAATGACACGGCTGCAATTGATATGTTTAGTGACCCGACAACAGGTTTTCCAATCCAGTGGAGTGTAGGAAAGGATAAGGATGGTAAAAAGGAAACCACCCTTAAATCTTTGCCGTTGAAAATGCAACAGACTGGGGATGAATACTTTGGTGAAAATGCAGTTCCTGACGCAATTTTGGAACAGCTTGAAAAGTTGCCAAGTTTGAAGAGCCTGTATGTTGACAGTTACAAAAAACGTGACTTTGACCTTGCATTGGAAGGACTGAAACGTTTTGATGAAGCCAACGTTTACAAGATTTTTGCTGACGAAGAGTTTTTGGACATGGTTGAACAGATGGCTGAAATGGTAGCAGAAAAGACAGGTGATGACGGAAAACCAAGCGGTACAGATGATTTGCCTTTTGGTGATGAAACTCCTAGCGCAGCTCCGGCTCCAGCCGCTAAAAAGACGCCCGTAGCCAAAGCTCCGGCAGCTAAGAAAGCCGTAGCAAAGAAAAAACCCGCTGAACCGACCCCTGAAGAAAAACTTGCTGTTATCAACACTGAATTTGTGCGCCAATACGGTGACGGCTACGATGAATTTACACTTGAGGACATGGGTGATGAACTGGAAGAAACGTACCAACTTGCACTCAAGAAAGAGGATTTGGGTTATGACATACCTCACGTTGACGGTTGGGATGGCGATGGTGATAATGGTGAGGACGAAACTCCAGCCGAAGACCCTGAACCGGAACAAGCTCCGGCAGCACCAGAGGTTCACACCGCAGTCGGTCCGGCAGCAGTGAAAACTCCGGAAGATGCAAATAGCAAAAGTGCAATGAGTGCCGTTGAGCGCATACGTTTGCTTCGTGAACAAAAAGCCGCAGCCGCTAAGAAGTAAATTTTATTCACCAATATAGGCGGGCTTTCGCCCGCCTTTTTGCTTTTATACAATGAAAAGAAACCCGATAGCCGTTATAAGTACAGACAGACATTTAAAAGAAGAAAACGCTTTAGACCTGTTAGATTTGTCTGAACAAGAAATTGCGCTTGCTCAAAAGCTGAAAGTTAAAACCGTTATTTGGTTGGGAGACATATTTGATAGCCGCCTTAGTCAGCGTCAAGAATTGCTTAACTGTTTAACGTTGATGATACAAATGTATCACG